CGCGACAAGTAGTTACCCCATCCGGTAGGATTCCCAGACGCGAAACCGCAGATAATCGCGATGCGATCCTCAGGCATACCCAAGTAAGCCGCTCGACATGCTGTTTTTTTCTGTTCCGCAGATATCTCCTTTTCGGGCCTCCCCACCTTCCGCTTTGGCTTCTCAATCTCCACCCTTTCCACCTGGAGCGCTTCCACTTGCTTCACCTTCGCCATTCCCCCGCTTTCCCTCGCCCGCTTCACTCTTTCAAATTATTTGTTGTCAGGTGTTGACAAGTGCCGTCACCCGTGCGAATCTTCGCCCGCGATCCGAAGATCGGATCCTTTCAAAACCTATGCGTTCCCTTAAAAACCTCATCCAAGCGCTGGCCCTCCTCATCGCCTGCGCCCTCGTCATCGGCGCTCTGGCGCTCTGTTTCCTTCACCTCATCATCGGGGGTGTCCAATGAGCGAATATATGTGGGGTATTACCCGCGAAAAACCATCACGATCCAAGGCGCTGGAATTGGACCGGATTTGCCGCGAATGTGGCGGATATGGCTTTACTGAAATCCACCTCACCGGCAAGTTTGGATCCTATCAAGGGTGGTTTTCCGGTCCCAATCGAGGCTATCCGTTTGATCGGTGGCTGGAGCAGAGGGTCGAAGCGGCAATCTCCAAAGCGAAAGGAGGTGCCCTGTGAATTACCGCTTGGGCTTCTCAATCGTCGCCAGCTTCTCTGGAGAGCACCCGCAGCTTGAGCAGTGGGGATCCCACGATGTCACACTATCGGATGTAATCCGCCAGTGGCCGGGACTTCCGGTCGAACCATCCGAACCCTTCGACTCTGAGTACCAGTACCTCGCCAAAGAGGGATCTATCCCTCGTGAAATCCTGAACCGCTTGGACGGTGTGCGCGGTGAAACTCGTTTCCAGATCTGCCGCAAGCTCAAAGAGCGATTCGGGCGCGAGGCCTTTTGGGCATGCATCTCGGATGTCCAGATGTCCGGGCTCTTCGACCGGGAGACTGCTTTCAAGTTCCTCGATTCGATCGGTGCGGGATTCGAGACTACGCAGACCATGGGAACTCTCGGTGGGCCACTCGGTGGTTGGTGCCCTGACTTCGCGTTCAACGTCGAATCACAAGTGCTCATCTCATCGATTCGTGTGACTCCGGTGCTGTGCACGGTGTCCGAGTCTGGAGAGCTTGAACCGGTGCGCCCGCCGTCGGAGTGGCAGTGGGAGCGGTTCGCGGACCTGTTCAAGCGGTTCGATTGCTTCGACCTAGCGCGGCAGGGCCGGGCGATTGAGTGGGCCAAGTGATCCCCCGTCCGGTGTCATGGGGGAAACTCCGTGGCATCTGGCGGGCGATCACCGCCCGATTCAACAAATCATGAAAACCACAGTAACCAGTTACCAGTTCGTCGAATCCTTCCGCGCTTGCGGGAGGGAAACCCAATTCACCACGTCCGCGCTTCTGGCGCTCTTCGAGTACCTCGAAGACTACGAAGACTCTTGTGGGGTGGAGCTTGAACTGGACCCCGTTGGGATCTGCTGCGAGTGGGCCGAGTACCCGTCCGCGCTTGCGGCCGCTAAAGAATACGGTTTCAAGGAAGTCTGCGGAAATGACACCGACTGCGAACCGGAGGCGCTGGAGTGGCTCCGTGATCACACTCAAGTTGTCGAATTCACTGGCGGTGTGGTCATCCAACTCTTTTGAACCCATGGAAACCGTCCTAATCCAACTCCCCACGGAGCCGTCCTACTGGGGAAGCTCCGCGACAGTTCGCGACGTTTCCCGCATTCTGGATAACCTCGAAAGCATGATCGAATCCCGCTTTGAAGAGTTCGTGGAACTCCGGTTTGATCGCGTCCAGAACCCGAGGGGCTGCGGTGTCCACTGCGACTGCGACGAGACTGTCGAAACCATTCACCGCTGGATTGAGGAGAACTGGGAGGCCGCACTGTGAGCGACCTATTCCGCGCCCTTGGATACCTCATGCTAGGCGCTTTCTTCGTCGCCCTGATGGCTCTAAGCGCCCTCGCCGGGAACGGCTGATAGTTGGCCAGTCCTTCGCCACTCACCCCGTGGAATCCCCACGGGGCTTTTCTTTGCCATGATTCGATCGCTTGCTACTCTTCGCCCAGCTCGCCCGCCACGTGCGGAAGGAGTTATCGGGGCCGTCCGGGAGACTGGGCGGCCCTAGCCTTTTGCCCCCCTAGGACATCCAATGTCCAACCAGGTGAGACACGCGATGTCCTACCCTCATGCCGGGCTATGCCCCGCACCCCCATACCCCATACCAGATTCGGAATTCGGAAACCTAGAATCCGGAACCCGCTGGCCCCGAGCATGGAGCGGTACAGAATATTCTTTCCATCTCCCGCACTTTTCCTGTTGACGACTGAGCATGGAGCGGTATGGTGTGTCCCGACATGAAACTCAACGAGATCAAAGAGGCGGTGCTGGCCGGCAAGACTGTGCATTGGAAGAACGGGGCGTATCGGGTGACCCATTCCCCGCGCACCAACTCCTTCCTGATCGAGTGCGTCCTGAACGGGGACTGCACCGGTCTGACGTGGACCAATGGCGTGACCATGAACGGGGAGGAAGCGGACTTCTTCTTGGCCGAGGAGGTGGCGCTGTGAACTTCGACCACTACACTCTGATATACAAATCCGATGTGGCACACATGAAGAACCGCATCAAGGAACTTGAGGCAGCTAACAAGGAGCTTCTGGATTCTGTTGATATAAAGCGTTTATACATTACAGATCAAACATCCAAGAAGATGGCTGCTATATTGAAAGCGGGCCATCGAATGGCTGATCGAACGCATTGCTCGTGCGAGAACTTCGGGCTCCAGAAGATCTGCTACCGGTGCCGAACTCTGATCGCCGAGTGGAAGGATGTCGCTGGCGAGTAGGCCAAACATCCTGCTCACCACCCCGCGGAGCCCTCGGACCACCCATCCGGGGGCTTTCCGTTTCCAGCCCCGCGGAGCCCGCTTCCTTGCCGGCATTCGATTCCACCCCTCCGACGCACTGGCGACCCCTTTCCGCTCGATTGCGAGGCATCCATACCAATCCATCGGACCCGATACTTCGCAATCAGTGGAGGGTCATTGAAAAACCGCAGCCGCAGCGTGGGGGCCGGCACGAGCCCCCGAAAGCGTTGCGGCGTAAGCGGTTTTTAACTCCCTAGAAGAGGGAGTGACAAGACTCCCTCTAGGGAGGTAGCAGTGGCTATGGGAACTTCTTGGGGTGCTCTGCAAAATGAACATTCCTTTACATTGACATGTTGCCGTGCATGACGCATTCTGTTCCTGCTATGAGTTACCTAGACAATGGTTCAACGCTTCGGTCGATGTTCCGACTGATGCCCCCGCAACGCCACGATGCCGACCCGGATCGATCCGAGGTTCTGGCCTACATTCGTGAGAACCTGAGATGTGAGCTTGGCCGCGCGATACGTGCGTTCAACTCTATGAGGAACAAGAAGTCCCAGGTGATTGTATATGACATGGTTCATAGGCAATGGCGTGGGTGCGACTGGGTTCCTCCGGAGGATGAGGACAAGGTTTCGCTGCTCTTGAGAACCATCAACGAGTTGAAGCGTGACGTTGCGTATCTGAAGACTTCGGTGAAGAAGCACGAGAGGTTGTTTGGCCAACTGGAGCGCAAGCGATCGCGCAAGCGCGAGGAGCAGGAGCAGCCCGACTCCGAGGTTGAGGTTCAGGAAGAGAAAAGCTCCCCGGATGTGGATCCTGAGGAGCTGGAGCGCAAGAAGCGGGAAGAGGAAAAGGCGGCTAACCGAAAGGCTTACAATGATTACTGGGGCCCTATCCGCGCCGCCTTGGCCGCCGATCAGGAGACTTCGGCTCCTTCAGTTGGGCCCCGGTCATCACCATCGGATTCCACTGCTCCCACACAATCCCATTGGGAGAATGCTGAAGATGAAGTGAGTTAGCATCCAGCCTCGATCCTCGCTTGCAGAAGGCCAGTTGGAACCGTCGAGGCTTCGACTGGCCTACTTCTGCCAGGACCGCGATCTCACGAGCCCAGTTGGCGAGTTCGCTGGATCCGAAGCCTGCGTGGGCCAGTTCCATGGTGGTGAGCGGTTCTCCGTCCTTGCGCTGGGCTTTGGAGATGTGGTGCATCCAGATCCACGCGACCTTGGTCTGGTGGAGGATGGGCTGGAGCTTGTTGCGCAAGAACACGCTGACCTCGCCCTGATCGCTGAGGTCTCCGCCGAAGTAGGAGAAGAGCGGATCGGCCACGATGACATCGAGCTTGGAGCGGAGGATGAACCGCCGGGCGTAAGCCAAAAATGCATCACCGGTACGGACGGACTCGGTGCGGAATTCGAGTTGTTGTTGGAGCGATTTCATCTCATCTGGCCTGATGTCCAATCCTAGTCCCACTCCTTGGAAGGCTTCGGCGAGGTCGCCCTTGTCGTTCTCGGCTTGGATGACCCCGATCTTCAATGGCCGCACCGGAGCGATACCGAAGAAGTCCTTGCCGAGGCACCACCGGATGACGATCTGCATCATGAGGGATGACTTCCCGATGCCGGTGCCACCGCTGAGGATCATGGAGGAGCCGCGGGTGAGCCACCGTTTGCCGATGAGGTTGTCCGGATCGTTATCCGAATCAAAGTGCATCAGGTCTTTGATCGACACGATCGTGGCGCTGTCGTCGATGGACTC